ATATTGCGACAGGAGACGGCAAGGGATATTTTGTCGTGCCAGCAGGACTTAATGGAATGAATTTAATATCAGTCCACGCCAAAGTGGTGACCGCAGGAACAACTAACACTACCGATATACAAATAAACAATGTGACCGACAATGTGGACATACTCTCAACTAAAATTACGATAGATAGTGGAGAAACAAGCTCAGATACCGCAGCCACCGCAGCTGTTATCGACACTACCAAAGATGACGTGGCAACCAACGATGTTTTGCGGATTGACGTGGACGCCGCTTCCACTACCAAACCTAAAGGGATGATAGTGACTCTCGGTTTTCAATTAGCTTAGATAAAAAAATGATAACAGTATTTTCCAAAGAATGGTTTGAAAAACATAACAAGATACTTTGCTATTTTGCCAACTCTTTTCTGGGTCAAATAATCTTTGGCTTCAAGAAAATGGGGCATTATACAGAGAATAAGATTGTAGCCGTCAGACCGAATAGTGTCGTGGAATTAGTGGGATATAAAGGTTCGGAAGTGGAAGTCAGAGAACATTTTTTCGTCCGCAACGAATACGCCTTGAGACTGCAAAAACTCTTCTATCCCATCTGGCTTACTTTTCATTGCTGGGATATGGTGATTGCCAACCGTTTCGCTCCGCAACTTAATCTGGGGTTTGATACACTGACGGTTTATCCAGCCGCAGGAGCAAATTCTCCTTGTGACGGAAATTTATATAAAATGGTAAGAGATAGCTGGAACTCCTGTTTGGCATCCACTCCCACGGCATACACAACAGATACTCTATTTTCCACGGCTAATGGATATTATAACAATTATTACTTCATAGGCAGGGGTATTCTTAATTTTGACACAAGTACGTTGACAGGTGCAGCTACTATTTCAAGCGCAGTTCTTTCTTTGTATGTATTCGACTGTGACCCTTCGGAGACTGGAGTGAGCGTGGCTATTTACGACTTCAATCCTGCAAGTACAGCGGATATTTCCGCTTCAGACTGGAGTAATTTTGGTTCTAGCGTATTTAGCAATTCAATAAATCTAGCTTCTCTTGGCACCAGCGCATATAACGATTTTACACTGAATGCCTCTGGAATTAATAACATAAACAAGACTGGAATATCTTCGTTTGGAACAAAGAATAGTAACGACTCTGCTGCAACCGCTCCGACAAATCAAAATCGTTTCAGGTCTCGCACTAGCGATTACGGGTCCAACAAACCAAAGTTGGTGGTGACTTATACTTTTGCAGCAAGTTTTATCCCTCAAATAATAATGTTCTAACTTCTTTCAATTCTTTTAATTTAATATATGCAATCAATCAAAACTATCCCCAACTAATTATTAACCACAAAAATGGAAGAAAACACAATCGGAGAGTCTATCGTGAGACTAGAAGAACAGATGAAAAATCAAACCGTACTTATGCAAGCAATCCAAAAATCACTTGATGAGATGAAACTTAATTACGATGGAACGCTCAGGGAAATCAGGTGCAAGATTGACGACCGGATCAAAGAGAGCGACAAAAATCAGGGACTGCTGAAAGACAGAATTGTTGATTTGGAGAACAAATGGAGGACGGCTATCGCTATTATTACTATTGCCAGCATAGCCTTGCAGTTTGCTTTGAATTATTATAAATGACATATATAGAAAACTTGCACCGCGTCTATATATGTGATATTATTTAAATGTTATACAGTTCTTTTTAGAAAATTCTTCGGTGTGCTCTTAATAAGAGAACGCGCTTCAGTAGTTGAACCTACTTTTTGCGTTCTCTTTTTTTGTGGTTTCGGACAGGGTTCTCTCTCGCTCTGGACAGGGTCTTTAGGTGCTCTGTCCGAAATCACAAAATTGATTTTTGGATTGGATTCGTAACGGTCGACCATTGGTTGCGAGTCCAATTTTGAAATTAATTTAGAGTATGCCTATATTTATAAGTCCGCTCTATGTGGATCTCCCGAGAAAAACCAAGAAAGACAAACGTGTAATGCTTAATCTCAATACGTACCGCAATCTCCACTTCATCATCAACAATCAAGCAAAGGTATCCTATAAGGAAGTGATGAAAGACCAACTGGAGGGATTGAAGCTGAAAACTCCCATAAAGTTAAAATTTACGCTCTGGCGCAAGGATAAAAGGGTGGGGGATAGAGCTAATGTCTTATCGGTGATTGAAAAGTTCTTCTGCGATGCCCTTGTAGAATATGGATGTCTTGCCGATGACAATGACGAGTTTATTTCCGGGCAGGTTTATGAGACAGGGGGCATAGATCGCGACAATCCACACGTTGAAATCGAAATAATCGAACATCAATGATAATCGTAAATAATATGAAACAGTACATAGTTAAGAAGTTGGTAATGGCAAGCTCGGCAAAGGAAGCAATCGACAAGAGCCGCCGGGTGCCGGTAGCGGAAGTCTTTGCAGACCCAAGCTGGAAAGAGCCGGAGAAGAGAATTGAGGGGTTTAAAGATAGCAAAAACGGAAATTAACATATATAGAACGTGCACAATACGTGTATAGATTGTACACATCGGAGAAAACAAAAAATGAAAAGAATTGTAATTTTCGAAACACAAAAAGACAAAGTAGAACGCAGGGCAACACGTGCCGTAAATACACCCCAACAATACAGACTGACCGACTTCCAGTATCAAGCCTTCGGAGTGTATGGACGATGAACGCGCCACAATTTACCCCCGCAATATTTGGGGAAGAACAAAAAAACAAAAAAGGGGACAGTCTCGCAGACGAAATTGAGAAAAGAAGAATAGAAAAAAAGAGGCGACGATATGATTGAAGCGCTATTCGTAGTAGGAATAATTGTGCTGATAATAATCGGCGTAAAAATCTTGAAGGTGAAAAATTGAGAACAGAAAGCAAGAAAAAAGAGCAAGAAGCTCGAGTTAAAAAAATTCGGGAGAAAAAATCTTCTCCCTCCAACTTTTTAAAATTATTTTATGGAAATAACAAAAGAAGTAATTGAACGTTTTGAAATGATCCAAAAAGAAAAAGACACGGTAACCGCTATCGTGGATTTTCTGAGACAAGGAGAGGATTTACCCGATAATACAGAAATATGAAACATTGTATCTATTGCCACAAACATCAACCTTACGACGTTTGCGACAAATGTTCTACTCTAGGGGTCGGATATGACTGGGACAAGGGACATTCTGACTATTATTCCGTTTTAGAATTCCAGAGAAAGCAAAAGGGGATTAGGGGAATGGTGAGGAGATTGATTTTTAGACTTAAATTTTTAATTTGAAACTATGGAAGAATTAAAACCATTTTTATCCGGAGTAGTAGACGACAAACCGGATATGAGAAATTACCTGTACGAGGAAAGGGTCGGAGCAGGGGAACCGTTTGACTGGAATAAGGGCTATGACGTGGAGGAAGAGGCTGAGGTTAATCTTAAGGTGGAAACCCAAAACGGGTCGCTATCTTGCGTCGGACAAGGCTGGTCGAAGTATGCCGAGGTTCTTAACTTCTTTGACGAAGGGATTATGAGAAATTTTTCAGCTAAGGATATTTACTCTCACATACGTCTTCCTGGTGGTTGTGCAATGGTAGGTGACGGCGCCAAATGGATGGTAGAGCACGGAGTTGAAGAAGAGGCTAACGTTCCAAGTTATATGAATGGCTATCCTCCGACCGAGGCGTTTATGGCAGAGACAGTGGCAAGAAACGAGGAGAGGGCCAGACGGTTTAGGGCGTTGTCTTATCTCACTACTACGCACAATGATATTGATTTTCTGGCGATGATGTTGAGAGATAATCACGGACTTGTATCGTCTTACATCGGAAGTAACTCGGGTTGGACGGCGAGGATACTGACCAGACCCACGAGTGAAGATTTTGGACATTGCGTATATTTTGGGAAGGCGAAAATCATCAACGGCAAGAAGTATGTCGGATTTTTAAATTCCGGAGGAGAAAAAATCGGAGAAAAAGGATGGCAATGGATGGGAGAAGATTATTTCGGATTTTTAAAGAATATATGGACTTTAAGAGATTTAATAAATAACGAAAAAACTATGATTGTAGATGAAGCAAAACTTAATCAAATTTACAACGAGCTATTACTGAGGGACTTAAAACCGGAGGAAGCATTGACCAACGGATACCTCGGCAAGGATGAAGATTTTGTCAGGGCGGAGGTGGGGAAATCTTCTGAGAGGCAATTGGTAATCAATGCCATAAATGCAGGAAGAAGTTTAAATAGATAAATTAAATTGTAATTATAAAAATTATGGTAGGAGTTTACGACGAAAATCTTATCCCCGAAAGAGAAGCACAAAAAACTTTTCGGAGGATAGAAGAAGATATTATAGAATTGGATCGGTGGCTTTTTCCCGAAAATAATTATCTAGGAAAATACGAGAATACGGGAAAATGGAATAAGGAGATAGAGGAAATAAAAACAAAAATGCAGGAAATCATAAATCTAAACGCAAAAATATCGAAAGAGTTGGAAGAGTCTTTTAAATCTTAATTTTAAAATATGAACATTCAAAAACAAATCGCCAACAGTTTCGATTACATTACTATCCAAAAGATAGTCAAAGGTTATATCTGGTCATTCCTCGACGCAGGAGTACTGGCAGGCTCTGCTTATCTGGCAGGACTTACGAATTATAATCCGGTGGCGTTATATGTATTATCTGTTCTTAGTACAGGAACAGTAAATGCTTATAATGAATATCGAAAAGGGGAGAAAACTTATACAGTAGACAACGATAGAGTTTAGCACAGTTTATCCACATATATAAAAGAATTACTGCACGTCTATATATGTCACGAAATACAGCTCGAAAGGGCTGTTTTTTATCGTTGTGCCGACATCAGCAACACGACCATTTTGTCGAAGTCAGCAATAAGGTCTTGACAAAGAGTATAATGAGAGTATAATGAAGCTATACATCATTGAAAACTTAACGATAACACACAGCTTGACCGAACACAGACACGAAAAGTCTGAATAAGCCAAGATAATACTGGTTTTTTTGTTGTTATCCTGCCATAAGAGTCAAGCCTTATGGCAGGATAAGAGCAAAACAACGACAAGTTGGTCCGACAAAGGCTAAAATCTTTCAATCTTTAAGATCGAAAATAGAACAATAAACCTCGTGGCGAACTTGCTCGTTCAATGCTTAAAGGGTAGGGCTGTCCGAGCCTTTCGGATTAATCCTAAAATTATGACGCAAGTCAAAAAGTATCGTATGGGCAGTTATGAGCTTATTAACGGTCATTATGTTCTCAAAAACTATAACAGAACATACCGCAGAAAAACTACAAAACACGTTCAGGAATTAAAGTTCAAAGAGTTTAAAAGTACATTATCGTTCTTCGCTGTAGGTGTCCTTATGAGCCTTACAGTTGCATTCATTGAAACTACGAACCGAATAGATATAGTGGCGGCGGAGGGGGCGAAGTCTGAAGATGTGATAGTCAAGGATGAAGCCCCGAACTACGCAGGCATTCCTTATATGGAGACTACTTCCGAAGAGTCAACTACTGAGGGAGTAGCTTCCGTTGAGGAAGTTACAAAAAACAATTGGAAGTCAATCGGAACAATGACAGTATCAGCTTACTCGGAATTGGATAGTTGCCATTACCCGACTTACAAGAACGGTTATAGACAATGTTTGGTCGCTTCGGGGAAGATTGCGAAAGTAGGAATGGCGGCGACCAACCTGTATCCGTTCGGGACAAGATTGATGATTGACGGCGATGTGTATATCGTGGAAGACCGGATTAGCAAAACTTACAACAACCGAATAGACCTATTTCAAGGTTATTCAGAAGAAGGCTCTAAACTTGCTAAAGAGTTCGGGATAAAGAAGCTAGAGATAAAAGTTTTAAAAAATTAAAAATTAGAAAGGAGGTGGAAAAATGACAGCAGAAGAATATTATACTGCTCCTAGCGAAAATGTTTTTGAAGAAATAAAGAAAAATGCGATAGAAATATGGAGCGGATATGACGATACCTACGGATACGCGACAGACAAAATCGAAAGCATAAAAAACATTAAAAACATATCAGATAATTGTGCTTATATCGTTGCGATGTTCGACCCACAGAATCAATTAAAGCTAATGGCCAAGGTCAAAGACGAAGAAGCGCATAATTGGCTGATGGAAGTTTTAAAAGATAATTTTGCTCTTTAATCAATTAAAAGCTAGAGAGGAGAAAAAATGGAAGAAGACGAGTGCTTCATTGACGACGACTTCACTTTCGATGAAGAGTCGGACGATGAAGATGTCAACTATGAAGCAGCGAAAGACTTAGAGGAAAGTCGATGGAAAGGTATTAGGGCGACGTGCAGACGTTAATTAGTTAAGTTTAAAAATATGGAACGAGTAACAATCGAACAAAAGATTCAAGGACAGAAGGAGAAAATTGAGGTGCTTGAGCAAGAGTTGAGGAATGAGAGAGAAGACCTGATGTCGCTTCAGAACGACCTAGAGGCAAACCTGAGAGAAGAACTGACGGACATCTTATCGGTGAATGAGGCAATGGAACAGGAATTATTACAGAGGGCATAAAAAGTGATTTAAACAAAGTGGCCGTGTGCGGGAGTGTATCTGTCTGGGTTATCACTTTTCCTGGTGATACACTCCGACATACGGTATAAGCAAAAAATATGAGTAATGAAATTGTTTTTAGGAAAGCAGAACGTAAAAAGGCTAAAGCTAGAATTGCGTTATGCTCTCCGAGTGGAGGAGGCAAGACACACAGCGCGCTCCTTATTGCTAAGGGAATGGGGGGAAGTATCGCGGTGATTGATACAGAGAATGGATCGGCGCAAATGGAAGCGGGAAAAAAGGGAATACCGGAGTTTGACGTTTTGACATTAGAATCACCATTCACCGTGCCGAAGTATATCGAGGCAATACACGCCGCAGAAGAAGCAGGATATGACGTTATAATCATAGACAGTCTCACCCACGCTTGGGCAGGAAGCGGCGGACTTCTTGAGAAGAAAGATAAGGTGAGTCAGCTTGCAGGCAAAAACAGTTATACGGCTTGGGGCGAAATATCACCCATCCATAATCTCTTGATTGAGACGATGTTGCAGAGCAAGTGTCACCTTATCGTCACAATGAGAAGCAAGGTGGAATATGTTTTGGAGGAGAACGAGAAAGGGAAGATGGCTCCTGTTAAAAAGGGAATGGCGCCGATACAGCGAGAGGGAATGGACTACGAGTTTACAATCTGTTTCGACCTTGAAATCGGCAGCCACTTGGCTACAGCGCCGAAAGACAGAACGTCATTGTTCGGAATGAATCCGTTTGTTCCGAGTGAGAAGACAGGCAAGGAGCTAATGGCGTGGCTTAATGGCGGAGCGAGTGAACACCCAGGAGAAGACCAGACCGCAACATTCCAAGAGCAACTTATCACACTAGGAATGACACAAGAGAAGTGGGAAGAAGCGACCAAGCTGAAGTGGAACGAGCTAACAATCGAAGAAGCCGGCAAATGGATTAAGAAGAACGCATTTGCGATAGAGAAGAGAGAAGAAGCAAAGGTCGAAGAGAAGGAGCGAGAGGACACTATATCGGGAGAGAATATCTTTAATCCCGACAAAGTTCTAAAAGAACTGGAAGCAAAAAATAACAGTGGAGGGAAAGAAGTTTCCGAGAGCGAGAGGAAGTTTGTCGAGGAGTTGGATAAATCTTTAGAAGTAACGGCATAAAAATGAAAAAAGAAATTGAAGAGATAGAAGAGATAAGAGAATCCCTGCGGGCCATAGATATGCTTTCTAAGATGACATCGACTAAAGAGCCTTTCGGACTATTTAATGTTCATTTTTGGAGCGACAAGACTGGGGATAGTCTATTGCATTGTGAGATAAGAAGCGTAGATAGTGTTCTATCTCACGGACAAGGGGAGACGTTACATCAGGCAGTTTATAACTGCTATCACAATATGGGTCACTACAATTAACTTTATAAATTTACAAAAAAACAAATGAAAGCAATCAACGAGGAAATGAGAAAAGCACAAGTAGGAAAGTATTTAAGACCAGAACATTTTACAGATGGACCTCTGTCTCTTTATCTTGTCAAAGTGGGACAGGAAGAGAAAGAATCTGCTAGGACTGGCAAAATGTATTCTCAAAATGTTTATGAGTTTTTGGACCAAGATAGAGAAGATAAAATCTTTACTGGATTCTTGGACGATGCCTTTTGGAAGGCGTTTGCAAAGGCAGATCCAGAGGTCGGGCAGTTAATGAAAATATCATCTGAAGAGGTAGTGGAGAATACCTATACTTGGACCATAGAACTCGGCAAAGAGATTATTGAGGTGTGGGAGAAGGAAGGTGGCGCGCAAGAGCAAGCAGAGGCAGACGGAGGGCTTACAGAGGCACAGAGAGCAGGTAAGCAGGTGCTGGAGGATAGAGCTAAGACTCCAAAGGAAGAGGAGATAACCCTCGAAGATTTACCCGATATTTTCAAATAAAATGGCAAAAGCAATCACAAGAGAATCATATCTAATCCCATCAAAAAGTGAGAAGGGAGAATATCACAAGGTCGAGATATTCTTTAATTCTCACTGGGCTTGTGATTGCGTTAGATTCTCTTTTTCCGGGAAGTGTAGCCACATTCTCGAGGCTGAAAAAATAAAAAATCACGATGGCAGAGAATTATAGAATGATAAATACAAAAATTTGGCTTGATAGCTACATCAGAAAGTTAGATAAACAGGAAGATCGTCTATTTGTATATTTCCTAACTAACGAACACGCAAATATTTTAGGAATATATGAACTGCCGATAGATGTAATAATGAGCGAGACTCGGAACAAAAAAACGATGGTAGAAAACGCTCTGAAAAAGTTTGAAAATGATGAAAAAATATATTACCGAAATGGGTATATTTTTATAAAAAACTTCTTAAAATATCAGTCTACAGGGTCTCCAATGGTGAAAAAAGGAGTGCTAAAAAGAGTAGACGAGTTGCCAGAAAATATCAAAACAGAAATAGAGCTTATCTTAGGGAAGAAAATAAAGAAATGGATACAGTATACATACAATATATATACTGTAGGGGATACTAGATACAGTAAAGGAAAGTTAAAGGAAGTTAAAGAAAAGTTAAAAGTAAGTGATAAAGAAAAAGAACGTATTTTTTCTCTTCTCGATTTTTTCAAATCTTCATTTCGGGGTAAATTCAAAACTGATCCGGCGCTGGATGAAGACGAGGCAATCGAAATTATCGAAAGTAAGGTTGCATTGTTCGAGAATCAGGTTGAGGTAGAAAAATTCATCACCGCCTACTTCAACAGCGACAAAGGCGAGGAATACGGATATACACTTTCAGCGTGTTTCACCGATCACACGATAAACCTTTTTAAGACCGGAAAACTTAATCAAACTAGCATAGACTGCGATGCCTAAATTATATTACAAGAACGAATTTCGTGGAGATTTGACGGAAGCACAAGCGACAAGAATCAAGGAATCAATGAGCCAAAAACCACAACCTCAAAATCTCACGATTAACGGTGAATTTCTCAAGACTTCACAGATTGAAGTTTTTAAGGATGAGATAGAAACCGAGAAAATACCAGACAATGTAAAATTTAAAGAAAAGGGGATTAAAACCGAAAGGGAAATTGAGGCTATGAGGCGGTGGAGCGTTGAACGCAAAGTAGAATTTAATTTTACTCGTAATTTCTCGGTTAGATTTTTACTTCGAGTAGGATATACTAATTATCTTGGGGAAGATTGGAAAAAGTGGAGCGAGGAAAAACAAGATTATGATTATAATTATTGGTGGAAAAAATTCAGTGAAAGATATAAAAGCGAAAATGAAAATCAGTATTTAGAGTTATGCGAGATTATGGCAGAATATTTTGAAAATAATCCTAACGAATATTGGTGCAGCGCAGAATTATACAAGCACTTACTTCCACAATACACAGCTAAAAGTTTTAATAATCTGGGATTGCGGGGAGGTGGAGAATACGATATTCCGGCAACGCGAGATAAAACTAAAAAGGCTGAACTTAAATTTTAATTAAACAGAAATATGAACAACCAAGAAATGGAAGAACAAAGAATTTTCCGCAGAGAATTAAACGCCTACGCCAGAGAACTTTGGAAAGTTTTGTATAACAACGAAAGCTTGAAAATCCAAAAGTTTATCAACGAAATGGAAGTCGAGGATTTGGCGGAGGCAAAGATTAAACTTCAAAAATTCTTGATGAAGTTGTAAGAAATCAAAATGCGGCGACGGAAGCAACCTACAATAGCGAAATTCTTTAATATTTGGGGGGTAGGAGACGTTTGAATATCAAATTCAAGTAAATATTCAAATAAGAAGTTATGCACAGGCTACAGGTCATTTAAATAAATCAAACCAAATCTATGAATTCTACGCGTGTCAGAGCAACTGCTCTTATAAAAGAAATGGGAAGCTACTTCTACGTATTCCACGTAATCGAAAAAGATTTGTTTGGGGAGAGAGATATTGAAATAGAACCAGACACGAACGTATTCGGATTGCTTGCCCTGTTAAAAGAAAATGGTTTTTTTAAGAAGACGGAGGAAGAAAGAACAAAAATATTCGAGCAGATGCTGAAAGACAAAAGAATTCAGATCGCGGAGAATGTTTATGCGACAATGCAAAAATAACTCACTTTACAAATAAGCCACCGGTGCAAGAGCTATTCTATACTTTTGTATATAACCCCAAAAATATGAAAAAAACAATTACACCTATAAAAGGTTTCCCCCATTATTTTATAGATAATTTGGGAAACGTTTATTCGGAATATTCCAAGAAGAAAAACGCAGAAAGAAAAAGTCTATTAAAAATGAAGTTGTCAACAAAGAAAGATGGTCATAATTATATTTCTTTATATAACAATGGAGTAGTTAAGAAAAAATTCGTTCATAGATTAGTGTTAGAAAATTTTGATAGACTTCCAAAATATTGGGAAGAATGTAGACACCTAAATGGCAACCCAGCAGACAACAGATTGGAAAATTTGAAATGGGGAAGTAGAAGTGAGAATTCTATAGACAAGGCTTTACATGGAAAATCTAATAGAGGAGAGAGAAACGGACAGAACAAACTAAAAGAGTCGCAGGTAATAGAGATATTAAAAAGTAATAATACCAATATGTCGGCAATTGCTAGGTTGTATGGTGTAAATTCCAAGACTATTAGCGATATAAAAAATAGAAAAAATTGGAATTGGGTTGTAGTTAAATAATTTATTTTATACAAAAATGGAAAATGAAGGAACAGGAGTGTCGCAAGACCCAGGTGTTGAAGAAGTTGCTGAACGTGATTTTAAAAAAGCAACCGAAGAAACTTCCGTAAGGCTCAGAAACGATATCAAGGATATCGCAAAGAAAGTGCAGTTACTTTCCAAGGCATTAAAAGCAAGCCCTATGTCCAGGGACGAGGACAGGAGAGATCTCGACGGAGAAATGATCGCAAACGTCATCCTTGCATATCGTCACCTCGAAGATGCGTCAATGCGACTCGGGAAGATGATACAGGCAAGCCAAGGAGGAGTATCAATTTACGACAAAACTATCGAGAATGAAAGTTCTGCGGTAGGGTCATAGAATTTAAGCCGGACTAACCTCCGGCGTATGGGGGAGTGCAGATGGTTCTGCTTGGGTTCGATTCCCACTCCTCCGCTAATTAAGATAAAAATATAATTATGAAAAGTAAACACTCCACGAGAGGGACTACAAAAGAAGTGACCTATGAAGTTGATGAAAATGGATGCTGGAATTGCACATCGCATAAATGTAACAAAGATGGCTATCCTAGAATAAGAAGAGATTATCATAAAACTGGCGTATCAAGATTTATGTATAAAAAATTCAAAGGAGAGATTCCGATCGGAATGGTTATACGCCATACTTGTGATAACCGAAAATGCATAAATCCAGAACATCTAATAATCGGGACACATCAAGAAAATATGGATGACAGAAATAAACGTCACAGGACAGCATTAGGAGAGAAAAACGGTAGGAACAAAATAACGAAGTCTCAGGTTATAGACATTTTAAAAGATATGGAAACTCCAGTAGCAAAGTTGGCAGAAAGATACAACCTAAAAAGAGGAACTATCTACGACATAAAAAACAGGAAAATATGGGCTTGGGTTAAGATGTAAACTCGCCTCCTTCACATAATCAATTAAATTAAAAAAATGGAATATTATCTGCATTATGAATGCCCAAAGTGCGGTGAAGATGTTTACCAGAAATGCGCTAACTTTGTCGAGCATAAAGGACTTCCCGTATTTGAACTGGATGAAAATTCTCAGACTTCTATGACTTGCGGTTGCGGATGTGAATTCGGGACAGGAGATATTGAGGTTCTGGACTTTGATGAGATGTAAAGGCGACTAGCCTTCCCTGCCACCTTAGCTCAGTTGGTAGAGCGCAGGCCCGAAGAGCCTGGCGTCGCTAGTTCGATTCTAGCAGGTGGCACAAGTTTCTTCTTTTTTTCTGGACGTGGCGGAATAAGACGCTGTTATGGCTTCGCGGGTCATAAATAGATAATGCCAAAACGATGCAGTGTATTATCAAAAGCAGAAACAGTCAAGCGTGCAAGGTGCAATTCCTTGCCGTCCAGAATGAACGAAGAAACAGAAGTGAATGAACGGGGGAGAGGATGTGGGTTCGAATCCCACCGTGAAAGCGTAGCTCATTGGTAGAGCACTCCCAGGGGCTGAACAGTCGGTTCGATTCCGATGTCGCTGGTGGTCAGCGCTTCCCCGTTTGTTCACTTCTACATAATTATTAAAAACAAGGAGATGAAGATATTGAATCTGTATTGTGGTATCGGTGGCAATAGAAAATTATGGGGAGATGAACACGAGATAATTGCTATTGAACACGACGAGAATATAGCTAAAATTTATCAAGATTTTTTCCCGAAAGATAAAGTTATTATCCAAGACGCTCATCAATATTTACTATACCATTACAAGGAGTTCGATTTTATCTGGACTTCGCCACCTTGCCAAAGCCATTCCAGCTTTCGCCAGAATATTTGTGTTAGATACAGAGGAACAGAACCGGAATATCCAGATATGAGGCTTTATCAAGAGATAATATTTCTACAACATAATTTTCAAGGAAAGTGGATAGTCGAGAATGTTAAGCCGTATTATACGCCTCTTATATCTCCCAAGAAAGAACTTCAACGTCATCTATTTTGGAGTAATTCTGATATAGCAGATATGAATTTTAAAAAAGACAACATCAGAACAGCACAAATTCCAGACTTGCAAAAACTTCACGGATTTGACCTTTCAAAATACAAGCTGAAGAATAAACGGCAAGTATTAAGGAACTGTGTATTGCCAGAATTAGGATTACATATTTTAAAAAACATAATCTAACAAAATGGAAAACAAAACTAAGTTCGCCATTGGCGACCACGTGCGGGTGATTGAGAGTGGGGATACTGATACGCAGACAAGAACTTTTATCGGCAAAACGGTAATCGTTACAGATACCGCCAATAATGGTAAACACGTTATATGCAAGGCAGAAAAAGGAATTGTAGTTTTCAACGATTCCGAACTCGAACTAATCCCCAGAACCCTTGAGAATCTTGAGGTGGGGGATGTTGTTAAACAATTAACAGAGAGCAATTATCTTATGGAAGTATTGGCTGTTTTGGGTGGCGTAGGCGAAAAGAAATGCTATCTGATGTCAGAACTATCCAAAACGTTGGATGATGAAGCATTAAAAGCTGCAGACGTTGCGTGGACTGTATTCGATTTGAAAGAGCGGAAATATACCCCCTACACCCCCGAACCAGAGAAGACTGATAGGGAGAAGTTGGTGGAGGAGTTCGTAGAAAGGTGGCAGAACGAGAATATATATGTACCAGATTTCTTAAACGACTTCGCCGATAAATTATTAAAGTAAAAAGTATGCTAGAACAAAAAGTAACAAGTCTTGAACTTTAGTGCAACAGCGATGCCCCTGCTATTTACGATTGCCCTATATGTAGCGGAGGAAATCTTGCTCACATGGATTGGGTCCACAGAAGATGGGTAAGGCGCGATTTTTATCAAAAACATAATTTATAAAAATGAGAAAAACAATAGAGTTTTGCGATATCTGCTATGAAGATGATGAAGAAAGACGTGCAGTTGCGAGGTATTATGGGGACGGAGATGCTGTGTATTTTTGCTGCGCTAAATGTCTTAAGACCGTTAAGTCCGCCGGGCTTGATTATGAGATGCTAAATGAACAAAATAATTAATAAAAATATGACCTACCAAGAAAAAAGATTGAAAGAGTTTCGGGAGAAGTTCGGTATAGCCCACGAAAAGCAGGAGATACCAAAAACTTTTGAAACCTATGGAGAACTTGAAGCCTTCCTCTCCCAGACTATCGAGGAGCTGTGGAATCAAGGAAAGGCGGATATGATTGTAGATTTGTATCAGATAAAAGCCTCATTGAATCGTCCGTTGAGTTGCGGTGAAATGGAAAAACCTCAAGATGTGTATCGGTATCATTTCCTGATGACGATAATCGCAAAGCTTTGCGATATAAACGATATTCGGGGAGAAGATATAGAGGAAGCAATAGAGCGTAGGGCCGAGGCGGAGAGGATGAGGGATAATAATTTAAAAATAAAGGAATGAAAATATTGAACCTGTATTGTGGTATAGGTGGAAACAGGAAATTATGGGGAAATGAACACGAGATAACCGCAGTAGAAAATAACCCACAAATTGCAAAGATATATCAAGACTTTTTCCCGAACGATAAAGTTATTGTCGGAGACGCACACGAGTATCTGTTAGAGCATTTTAAGGAGTTTGAGATTTTGGGAAAGGAGGAGGAATGAAAAATAAAGATATAAAAATAGCGTGCAACAAATGCGGAAAGGAACAAGAACTAGACAAGGATAAAAGCAACGAAAATTGGAGGGTGTACAAAAATATAGAGGAATGCGAATGTGGTGGAAAATTTAAGTTAGTGATAGAGGGAAAGGAGGACAAATGAAACTTCAAAAAATGATAGTGCTAAACAACGCTGACAAAAAGAGATTGCACGATTGGTTCTTCAAATGGTTTGTTCTAAGCAGCAAAGAAAGGAACTTCTGGTGGTCGATGCAAATGATGTTAGAAAAATACGATTATGCTTGTTTCATCGAGGGGAGAGATTTGACGTTCAATGAGTTTATAACTTTTTATAGGGGAAAGGAGGAAGATGACAATCTATAAAAAACTTTACGAGGAGGAAAAACAGAAAAACGATAGCCTGATTGAAGTTATCCAAATGACATTCTGGATGGCTCGCCGTATAATTGCAAAGCTATGGAATTGGGAGAGGAGATAAGTAAAGAGATAAGGGGGTGCGGAGAAGATGATTGCAATGATTGACGGAGTTTTAGCCCTCTTCCAAAAATATGCCCTGGAATGCGTGGGAGGGGACATAGACAATCCCAAAAACTACGAGGGAATAGACAGAGAGAACAAATTGCGAGCCGAGATAAGAGAGAGGATTAAATCAATAAAATGAAAACGGAGTTTAATCCGTTTTCTTTTTGTAACTTCTTTTCTTTTGTAATTCTCTCATTGCCGCGCTACGTTCTTCCTTTGTCATTTTTCCGAGGCGAGATTGAGCCGACCTCTTGCCCATTGAAGAGGCTGCCTTCTTGACGTCATCTTGCCAGTCGCATTCGTCATATATCGCTTCCACTTCTTCTTGCGTGATTCCCATATGATCGTTCTCCTGCAAGAAGAATTTAATGTTATAATCCTTCCGGTGATGTCCGGTGCGATGACAAGATTCGATAAATTCGGTAAAGTCTTCCCTTAATTCTTCTGGTGTGTATTTTTTCATCATTTTTTTATTAAAAATTCTTATTTGAAAAATCAAATGCAGGGTCAAGCGATAATATCTCATCAATAATCTTCTCCTGCCATATCTCCTCCGCTTCCTTGAGTGAGATATCAAGATCTTCCGCGTCTTCCATCCATAACTCCTTAGCTTGTGATTCCAGCTTACGGGCTTCGTCGCTCCCTATGTCCCAAGATTGCAACTTGGATAAGATGTCGCGCGCTCCAACCTGAAACGCTTTGATTGATTCTTCAGCCGTCTGACCGTCGATTGTTTTACTCATATTTTTTAATTTAGTTTTTTATTCTTCTTCCGGTTTTCTACTTTTTTCAAAGACCTCTTTCAAGAATTCATTTATTCTGCTGCAGTCTCTCTCGGATAATTCTCCTCCATCCTCTTGCGAACTTTCAGATTCGCAAAATTCCAACATCCAGTCTTCCCATCCCGTTTCTGCGATAAACAGACCCAATTCGTCATCGCCATACTTTCGCGCGCCTTCGATTATGGCTTGTTCCAATTCTTTTGTCATATTTTTTGTAAAAAATTAATAAAATGATTAAGCGTAGATCGCGTATTGAGTGTCGATGCCTGCTTCTTTCGCTGCCTTCTCGGCTTCATCGTAACTGTCGAATACTCCTTCGGGGAGATTGTCCGGGGCGCCGTATGCCTGGAGCTTGTTAGCCTCCCTGCTCCATTGTCCGCCAGATACTAATTGAACGAACATCACTGACGAGTACCCATATTGTGCTTGACGTGGGGTAGCTCCCCAGTTGATTACCACTTTTCCTTTTTCCATTTTTTTATTTTAATTTTCTTAATGTAGATATTCGGATCCGCCAGTGGAGGTTGATTATATAGGCGCGTATGCGAGCTATGCTCTAGTCCTATATTCCAGCTCATCCCTCAGCTTCTTCTCTTATCTTGATTCCATTGTAGCATACGAACGTTCGCACGTCAATGCCTTACACTAAGAAAAAAGAGGGCTTAGATAAGCCATAAAACATCAAAGCTGTGGATAACTTTTTTTGATAAAATAAAAAAATAAGAATGTTTTAGATTGCTTGACACTCAATAACAAGTAATGTTATTATGTAAGTACAACTAGCCTAAAATTATACACCGAGCATATCGGCAGATGATTTTAGGCTATTTTTTTATACAAAAAGTATGGAAGCTGAAACACATATATTAGATCATCATTCATTGGTGGTCGGATATATGAGCTTTTTTATTAAATTATTTTAAAAAAATGGAAATCAACAAAGAGGAAGCGCAGATTATCGCTAACTTGCTTGTTCAAGTAACAGTTAAGCTTTCAGACGCTCCGGTATTCTTGGCACTGCAAGAGAAAGTCAATCAAGCAATTAATGAATAAAAACAAAGGAGGCTAAAGATAATGGCAGGAAGACCAACAAAATTTAAAAAGATATTCATCAAAAAAGTTGACGAGTATCTTGAGGAGTGCCAAGACGAAGAGATTGAAAGAGTGAAACAGGAGAACGCAGAGAAGGGGTATCAGATGTTAGAACATAGATTGAAAGTAAAGCTTCCTACCATAGAGGGTTTTGCAAGATTTATAGGAGTGAACAAGACAAGTTTGTATGAATGGGAAAAAAATCACGAAGAATTTTCCAACTCTTTGGAAAAAATTAAAACAGAACAGAAAGAAAGGCTTATGAATAGTGGACTTTCTGGAGACTATAATCCTACAATTGCCAAACTGATACTTTCTTCAAATCACGATATGCACGAAAAAAGTGAATTATCCGGAAATCCAAACAGTCCGTTAGTGGTTATAGCTCCCCAAGCAGTAATAGATTCATTCAAATTAAATGGAACTGACCCAAAAACAAGAGGAAGCGATAAGGGACAAGAGCCGATATAAGGTCCTTAACTGGGGGAGAAGAAGCGGCAAGACGACTGAATTCGGATATGAAGCATTGGGGACGGCACTATCGGTAAATGAGGCAAAAATAACCTACTATGCCCAAACATTCGATGACGCAAGAACAATAGCATGGGATATATTCTTACAGATATTCGGCCCGGCAGTATCGAAGAAGAATGATAGCAGACTAGAGATAACAGTTAAGAATATACACGGAGGTTATTCCAAGGTGAGCCTTAAAGGTTGGGAATCGGTAGTTACGGCAGACAAAGGGAGAGGAAGCGAGAATGACCTGTTGATGTGCGATGAGGTAGCTTTCTGTAGAGGATTTCTTGAGAAATGGGACACGGTGCTTGAGCCTACATTACTGACCACAAGAGGGCGCGCAGTGTTCGGCTCAACACCTAACGGATTCAATGATTTTTATACCTTGCACAATACCGCGCAATCCGATCCGGAATGGTATTACTCCCACGCTACCAGTTACGACAATCCCGCCAACGATATTGAGTGGCTCGACAAGAAGAAATCCAGCATGCCGGAAGACAGATTTGCCCAAGAGTACATGGCAGACTTCCGCAAAATGGAAGGTTTGGTTTACAAGGAATTTTCGAGAAATTTACATATATTTGGCGATGAAGAATTAAAAAGATTGGAGGGCGAAACGTGTGAGTACATAGCAGGTGTTGACTTCGGATTTACTAACCCATTCGCCTGCATCGCAGTTAAAAAGGATAAGAGAGGCGTTTATTGGGTGGTTAATGAGGATTATGAGACAGGCAAGACAGACGCGCAGATAGCGGAGATAGTAGCGGCAAGGAACTTTACCAAGGTTTATCCTGATCCGGAGAATCCGGGAGCAATTAAGGAATTGGTTAATAGGCAAGTGAATTGTTGTGAAGTGATTAAGGGAGACGGCAGCATTACATCAGGAGTTAGCAAGATAAGGGAGTTATTGAAGCAGCGTCGATTGAAGGTCCACAAGTCCTGTATCAATCTTATCTGGGAATTTGAGACTTATCATTATCCGAAGAAGAAGGCGATAGGGAACGAACCGGAAAAGCCAGTGAAAGAGAACGACCACGCCTTAGACGCATTACGCTACTTGATACTCATGGACGCTAATATCCAAGAAATCAAGCAATATGACACTTGGATTCGCAAGATATCCTACGAAAATAAACCGCAAACTAATCCAGCAATATGAAATATTATTTACAAGTCACGTTTAACGACAAGACCACACGCAAATGGACAACCAGTATCAAGGAGACTTTTATGTCACTTAAACCTGATATTCTCAGGAGTAACGTAACGATTAAGGTAACTGCTGGCGGTAAGAGAGCAGAGAAGTTCTTGTTTCTTCCTCAGGCCAGAAACGCCTTCCGCAACAATCTATCTGCTGAAATTTTAGAAAGACAACTCATAACACTCCTATAATGGAACAAAATATTTTTCAATTTATAACCAGCGAGGAAGCCAACTTCAAGACAGCGCGCGTTCCTGTTACCTCAAACAAAGAATGGAATATGTACGAGCATATCCAGCGTTGCACTAATGTCACTTTCGGTTGGTTTCATAGGGGAGCAGATGATGGCAACAGACCGTATAAGAACATTGTCACGCCTATCCTGAACGTAGCACGCAGATCGGAGGGGTTCGATGTCAAGGACATAGAGCCGTATGTGGATGATTCAGATAACTATTATAAGTCTTTCTTTTTCCGTAAATTCCATCCGCGCTGGGCAAGAAAAAACGGAGTAGATGAGTCGATTGATGATTCAGTAGAAAGCCAGATTGTATACGGTTTATCGCTTATGAAAGATTCAGGCAAGAATCCGGAAGTAATACCGCTTCAAACTATAGCGTTTTGCGACCAGACAAATATAATGTCCGGCCCTATCTGTATCAGGCACGAATGGAGCATACAGGACTTGCTCGACAAAAAAGGTGTTTGGAACGATGAGAAGATTATGGAGGCAATAACCCACGCCAGGGCAGAAAAGGCTAATACCGCAGACAAGAACGACAAATCCAAGACTCCTGGTAAATACATCGAAGGCTACGAACTGCACGGAACACTGCCGAAAGAATGGTTGGATGACGAGAAATCAGATGAGTATGTCGGGCAGATGCAGATTATTACTTTCTACACCGACAGCAACAACAAGAAGCAGGGAATCAAGCTTTTTAAGGGCAAGGAGAAAAAGTCACCATTCAAAGCTAAGGTTATCAATAAGGTTCACGGCAGAGCTTGCGGACAATCCATTGTAGAAAGCTTGTTTGAAGATCAGGTTTGGACCAATTACAACGAGATCAAGATTAAGGCGATGCTTGATACAGCTGCACTTATCCTTCTCCAGACAGCAGATCAGGGATTCAAGAATCGCAACAATCTCAAGAATCTTGAAGCAGGAGTGCCAGAAGTATTGGAAGTGGCAGACGGAAAACAGGTTACGCAACTTAACGGACAGCCAGCCAATATTCCAGCTTTCAATGACGCAGTATCGAGGTGGAACTCTCACGCTCAGGTATTAGGATCGGCCAGCGACGCACAGCTTGGAGTCAATCCTACATCAGGGACTCCGTTTGCCTTACAGAACTTAGTAGTCCAACAAGGTGAAGGCATCCACGAATGGAGACAAGGAAAAATGGCAGACTTTTGGGAAGAAATATACAGAGATTGGGTGCTAAAATATTTGGTTGACGATATCAATCAAGGTCAAAAATGGATGGAGCGCCTCGACATGAAGGAGATGAATGAGATTCTTGAGAACATTCTTACCAAGGAAGCGAATAATCGAATTAAAGAGGGAATGTTTAAAAACAACGGCAAGGGTGGGGAACTGGTAACAGCGGAAATGGTGGAATCACGCAAACAAATGATTCGCGAAGAGTTTAAAAAGAATCCTAATAAAGCGTTTGAGATTATTAAAGGAGAGCTGGAAGGACTGCCAACTGACGTACAAATTAATATCAAGGGAAAGCAGAAGAACATGTATAAGGTGGTTGATTCACTGGTTAACGTATTCCGTCAGGTGCTTGCCAATCCACAGAGCTTGCAGCAGCCGGGCATGGCAGACCTTTTCAACGAGATTATCGAGAACTCAGGGCTTAGTCCGATAGACTTCTCAGGACTTAGCACTCCGATGATGGCACAGCCACAGCAAAATACCAGAGCAGAATTAAACGCAGATAATTTACAAACTAATAATCAAAAATGAAAGAACAGTTAACATTAAGCGACATTGAGATCGAGAAAATCGAGCATCTATGTAAAGACGAGGTTCTTGTGGAAGCGATGAAAAAAGTCTTGTTGTCCGCTATCTACGAAAACGGAACGCTAAGGAATGGAATCAAGGCCGATCCGACCAGAAACGCAGCATTTGCCGCTGTAGCCAACTATCCAGGAATGAGCGATGAGCAGATAGGGTCTGACCTGAGAGCGCAATGGGCCGGGGTAAGCGCCCTGGAAAATGGGATTAAAAAACTTCAAGGATATAAAAAAGAAACTTCCGACAAAAAGGAAGAAGCTAATCCAGGAATATAAACAATATGAAAACATATACAACCAGGGCAATCAACGTATCGGAAAGCGGACTTATCATGCGCGGCGCAGGCAAGCTAAACGGAATCGTAGTCAACTCTCACTCCAACGGGACTATCAAGATTTACGATGCGCTTGAGGCAAGTGCCGCAGCCACAGGAACTCTTACCAGCATAGGGGCTTGCGCTCCAGCTTCTCACGCTACCAGCAAGCTGACATCGTCCGGCGCGATGGTGGCCGCAACTCACGCTGTTTCCGTGCTGACAGGGACGGAAAATTTCGCAGACGAAGAGACTGTCACTGTCGGAGAGACAGTATACACGATGAGAGACGTATTGGAAGAAGCATATGACGTAAAAATCGGGGCGACTCTTGAGGCTTCTCTTGCGAACTTGAAGAAGGCTATCAATCTTACCGGAACTCAAGGCGTAACTTACGGATTCGGGACTGTCGCTCATCCTGATGTAGTGGCCTCCGCTTCCAACGCTACCACCCTTACTGTGAGGGGCAGGGTGCCGGGAACTTCGCTTAACGAAGTAGCTACTACCAAGAAATGCGATAATGCTTCCTGGGCTGATGCTACTTTAGGGGGAGGCACAGGAGCGTCAGACGCAGGAGTGACAGGCGAGGCGGCAACCGTAACTATCGGAGACATTGCCTATATGGTGGTGGATGAACTTTCTCAGAATTACGGAGCGGCACCTATCGCCTATCAGGTTAAAAAGGGCGCTAGCGAAGCGATAATGCTTGACAATCTCAAGCTGGCCATAAACGGAACTGGGACTGCCGGGACCAATTACTCAACCGGAACTGTGGCTCATCCTTTCGTTATCGCAACTACGAACACCAACACCACACAGGTGATCGTAGCGAGAGAAGTAGGTAACGATGAATTTACGGCAGCTATCAACGCCTTAGAAACTACCGAGACTATGGATAACACCGCTTGGGCAGATAGCACTCTCGGAGGCGGAACAGGTGACAGTAATCCTGCGGTCACTACCGAAGCGGCAACTATCACCATTGGGAGCAGGGTATATACGGCGGTATTGGAACTATCTGAAAATTCCGGAGCCGCAGCAGTTGCAGACCAGATTCTTTGGGTCACTAGCGAGGAGGTATTCCTTGATAACGTAAAGAAAGCTTTGAACGGATCAGGAGTAGCCGGGACTAATTATTCTACCGGAACCTTGCCTAACTACGATGTGATTGCCACAACTAACGCTGCAGATTCGCAGATAATTGTCTCAAGGAATCTCGGAGCTGCGGGAAACAGCGTAGCCACTACCACGACCCTAGCGAATTACGCATGGGGAGCAACCACGCTGGCAAGCGGCTCAGGCGATGACGGGATCCTTTTGCATGACACTATCACGCTCGCGGCAGGAGAAAGAAACATTGATTTATATGGAACCGAATTTTACACAGGTCTTTATATGACTATCGGAGGGACTGCCGACCTTACGCTTTCGATAAACTAAATTTCTCACTTAGAAAAGTGAATTGGGTTATACCTCCCATTCAAAAGGATAAAAGGCTCTCATTCCCCTTTTAAGAGAATGAATAACATTATCATTTATGTCACAAGAAAATGACGTGCAGGATTCAGAAGTAGAAGAAGAGGAATTGGATAATAACGCTGACGATCAGGATAATCAAGGCGATGACAACGACTCGGACACTACAGACTGGAAAGCCGAAGCTCTAAGACTTAAAGGGATTAACAAACGTTACGAAACTAAACTCGCTAAAACGAAGGAAACAAAAACGGAAGTTAAACCAAAGAGCAACGAATCAGGCGAAATGGACTATGGACAGAAAGCATTTCTAGCGGCTAATGGCGTAAAAGGAAGTGATGAGATAACACTTGTCAAAGACTTTATGCAGAATACCGGAAAATCTCTCGATGACGTTCTGGACAGCAAGTATTTTCAAAGCGAGCTGAAAGAATTAAGGGATGAAAAGGCAACCAAAGCGGCTATGCCTACTGGTAAAAACCGTTCGGGACAAGTTACCAGCGACTCGGTAGAATACTGGCTTGCTAAAGGTGAACTTCCACCCGTTGATCAGAGAGAACTTCGCATTAAGGTGGTTAACGCCAGAATAGCAAAGGAAAAGAACAAAGGAATGTTCTTCAATTCATAGGACAAGGAGCTTGGTATTTTACCAAGTAAACTAAACAAATGGCTATTATTTATAAAGAGGAATGGATGACTAAGCTTCAAGAGAGGCTTTTGGACCCTACCCTCTGGAAAGAACTCTGTAATGTTGAATATACAGACACTAAAGTTATTCACAACCCGTATCGCACCGCTTCTTCTTCCACTTCTGGAACGAGAGGGGCTGCTTACAACTACAATGCTATCGCAATGGGCGATGAGTCTGTAGATATTGACCAATTCAAGATCTGCCCAGAACTTATTGACCGCGCTGACCTTGCCCAAAGTGGTTATCTCACCCAGATGAACATTGCAGAGGACCAAGGCAAGACGCTCAACAAGGACATTGAGACCGCAATGTTTGCTGAACACGCTCAGTTTACAGACTTTGACAATGCTTCAATTGGTGGATCTGCCGGTAACATTACTGTTTCTACCTCTAACATTGATGACATTATTGGAGGAATTAAGCGAGAGATAGTAGAAGCAGAAGGAACTGGACTTATGGAAAGCAATGGAGTGGCAATCGTATGGAGACCTGCCGACTTTGAGAAATTGGAAAAATACGCCAAGGCTCAAGGTTATAACACTGCTGACGATGTTCTTAAGAACGGAATCAAGAAAGGATTTGTTTATGGAGGTGTTGAACATTACCAATCTAACAGACTCGCTTCCGGACACCTCTTCGCTGGAGTTAAGAAGCTTTTGCACCTCGGTATTTGTAAGGGTACTTACGGAGAAGCTATCTTCGTTGATGAGCCCGCTACCGCTGATGGTTCTGTCTCCGGTGTTGGTGTGACCTCACGTGTTGACTACAAATTCAAGGCGTGGTTGAAGACCAAGGTTTTGCTGTTTGACATTTTGGTCGCTTAATCGGGGGCTTTTGCCCCCTTTTGGGGATTTATTTGCTAATTTTTTCGTATGTCTAAACCAAATGGGTACAACCCCAGTTTTAAAGGATCGGTGGAAGCGGCTGGATTCCTCGTCGGAACTTTGGAGGCTCCTATTGTTCTGCCAGTCAATCCCGGAGCGGCAGTGATAAAGAATGTCGTCAATATTCTTCACTCTGCCGGTGCAGGTGATTGTGATGACTTGATAGGTTCTTATTCCAAAGTGGCAATCTCCGGAGCGGGGGATTCGGGATTGACTGCCGTCGGTTCCGCTCCCAGGGCTTACGTGCTCGCAGGAGTTGCTAAAGAGGTTTATGGTTCTCAACCGTGGGCTTCTCACGCAGGCACCGGGGCTATCACTGCGATGTCAGCTCTATCGGGTAAAGTGGATGTCAATGCAGATAAATTCACTGCCTCGACTGTCAACGCAGGGCACTTTCATATTGAGGGGTCTGCGACGGTTACCGGTCAGTTTGACGGTGTAATGATTGAAGCTTATCCGGACGTTACTTCCCTCGATTCTATGCTTGCTCTCGTTGCGGATGCCGGAGCGGTGGTGGGTTCAGTTATCCGCACTTCCGGAGAATTTACGAATGTGCTGGATGTCGCAGCCGCCAATAGTGCGGTCGTGGTCGGTGCAGGTACTTACTCCACGGCTGACGGATACCTTGTTATCAAGGTGGGCGCGAATACTTATCGAGTTCCTTTCTTCTCCGCAGTGGACTAAATTGTTTTTACTGCTCCCTTTTCGGGGGCAGGAATAAGTAATTAAGTCAACACAATGATATTCTCAGACACAGCTCGGGCAGTACCCGGGATAATCCAAAAAATAGAAGACTTTACAGGGACAAGGTCGGCTACTGCCGATAGTTATTCTTTGTCGAGTAAGGTTGCTGATGTAAATTTCGCCCTTGCCAAATTGAACAGTCTTAAGGTGGAGAATTCCGGCACGACTCTTTTTGACGATTACAATCAAACTGATTATCCGGTTATTACTTTCGACCTTGAAGCGAACAAGCAGGAATACAATATTACTCAAGATGGAGCGACTATTCCGAATATTATCCAGAACATTTATCGAGTTTCGGCCGCAGATGAAAACGGAACATTTAGCGTTTTAAACCCTGTAGACGTGCTTAAACTTCCGCAGGATATGAGTGAATATCAGAAGCAGGCGGGAGTTCCAACGGAATTTGCGCTCATGGCGAATGGAATACATCTCTTTCCCGCTCCAAGTTACGATTATAAAGAGGCGGTAAAAGGGGAAGGCGGCTTAAAAATCTATTCTTCCAGAACCCCTGTTTATTACTTGGTTACTGACACGACAAAAGTGTCGGGACTTCCGGCAGATGAAGAATATTTTTTGATATTTTATCCGGCATATTTTTACTGGTTGGGTAAGGACAACGCGAAAGCGGCGATTTATGAAAGGGAATTATTGAAGATAGAAGAAAAAATCAAAAACACTGCAAATCGGAATAAAGCAAGAGGCAACAATATAACTATGCGACCTATTAATGCAATATAATGGCGAATAATCTGCAAAAATCCAGCGTTACTGTTTCCACCACTCAAAAAGACGGGTGCGAATTATGGAATGACCAAAATGTTACATGGGGAGACATCGCTGCCACTTGGGGGAATTATCAAGTTACTCCTAGCAACAAGCAAAAATCCAGTGTTACTGTTAATAATTTAAGCAAATCATAATGGCTACTTCATATCCAACTTCTATACAGGATTTAGACGCAACTCGCGGAAATGCAAGCGATAAATTAAGCAGTCCCAATCATGCAGATCATCACGAACTAGAAGATAAAACCATAGAAGCTTTGCAGGCTAAAGTGGGCGCTGACAGTTCTGCCGTGCAGAGTTCAATCGATTATAAACTTTCGGAAATAGCCGCGGGGCAGAAAGCCGTCTCAAAAACAGCGGAGCAGACACTCACGAATAAGACGCTGGGAACCGGAACGAAAGTGGCAGTAGGCTCTGACGCGACAGGGGATATCTATTATCGGCACTCAGACGGGACGCTCAAGAGATTGGCGGCAGAGGAGGGAAAGATTTTAAAAATTTTGGATGGAGTGCCTACTTATGTAGTTGAAACCACAGTTGCAAATGCCTCGGCTTCAGTTAAAGGGGTTGTGGAAATTGCTACAGACGCAGAAATGACGGCAGGGACAGCTACGGGAAGTACAGGAGCTATTCTAGTGTTGCCTGCGACAGCGGCAGGCAGTCCTGCGGCATATAAATTGGTACAGTATGACGGCACGGGGAAGCTTCCGGCAGTAGATCAGAGCAATCTCACGGGCAAGAACGCGGCAATTATCGTAGCTGACGTGGCAAGCGATACCTCTAAGTTCATGGGCAATAGCGCGGCAAGCGTATCAGGCTCTACTTACGCAATATATAGAGAAATAACTTTAAACGAAGATCTGCCTGCAACAAGAATAAAAATAAATGTTGCTTGTAATTCAGGGGAGGTTTATGCACGAATTTATAAAAATGGGGTAGCTTTTGGAACTGAAAGGCACGTTATTAATAATACTACGCTGTTCTCTGAAGATTTCACCGGATTTATTTCTGGAGATAAAATACAACTTTATGCTCGACTTATTTCCGGAACTGGAACTGTAAACATACAGGATCTTTGTTTTGATAGAAACATAACCAAATTAAACGGAAATACTCTTTCCACTCCCATTCCGGTAACTTTCGGTACTAACCCGACTAACTCTTTATAATATGCCAACAATAAATAATTTTTCTGGAGGTATCGCGACAGATATTCGAGAACTATCGACTAACAAGTTCGCTCTCGTTAAGAACTTCGATATCTATTCCCAAGATAGGCTTATTCCTTATAAAGGATTGGCAGAAGAAGTGGCGCAATCTCCAGGGATGACCAGTTTTCGCATCTCTGATGTCGTTTATAACGTTAATTCTAGCGATACAGGAGCAGAGTGGGGTTTAGGGGTGAACGACGAAAGTGGTATAAAGGGCAAAATTTTTAAAAAGGTGGACGGGACTTTTATGTATATGACGGGTAATACAGGAACTTCAATACCCATTCCTGGAACGCTCATTAATTACAATCAGAAACTATATTTTCTGTGCAAGTCCAATGGGGCTAACGCCACAGAACTATGGGAGTTTGACACTACGGCAGAAGCGCTTACCTATACCAAGATAGGAACCGTATCGGATTATAATGCTATTATTCCTCGTCCTTTCGTGCATCCTACGGACAGCATTTTATATATCGCCGCAGGACATACAATCGCTAAATATGACGGCTCTAATTTTATGGCCTCGGCTAAGGCTATCTCTGACGCCTCTCTGGTTGTAACCTCACTTACTCAATATGATCTCTATTTGGCTATTAGTTGCGCTCCGAACAGTTTGGGAAGGAATTCTCTCGTTCTCTTATGGGGAAGAGATACTTCGCTATCTCTTTTTCAGGCTTCGATAGATTTTGGCGAAGGAGCCTTGATGATGTTGGAGAATATTGGCGGTACTCTTATTGGAATATCAGGAGTAGAACTGACAGGACTGGGTTCTTCTTATGTGGAAAATCCCAGGGTAATCATCCGCGGATATTCTGGGGGTTCGGCACAAGAAATAAAATCATTATATGCTACCGGAGAATATACCGGAATATCACTTTCTCACATAAAAGCACGTTTAGGCGATAAACTATATTTCGTTATGGGATTAAAGGTTCAAAACGTATCGGTGGTACAGTTATGGATACTAGGAAAAGATAAGAACGGATCGTGGTTTATGTCTCCCGACAGAAGTTTGCGGAATGACACAGCGATCCAAATAGGTTCCATGGTCAGGAATTTCAATTTTATCGGGGACCATCTCTTTGTAGCGCACAACGACTATACGTTAATGTCTACATCCACAACCTATCCGAACTCAACTTATGACAGCCTTATAAATCCGAATATGGCAATAGAGGACCGCGGAAAAAGAAAAAAATTGAAAGCGGTGTCGGTTACCTCTATGACAGGAGGTGCGATCATTTTCAAATATAGATTTGGATTAGAAGCGTGGGCTACGATATTATCCGAGGCACTCGCTGCCAACTCTACTATGGAGGCAACCGCAGAAGTCACAGGACAACCTTTTGGGGAAGGTGTAGATCTACAATTTGAGATAGTATCTTCGGGGACTGATATTGTAGAATTTAAATATGATTATGAAGTTATTAAAACTCAAATATGAATTATGTAACAAAAGAAGAATACAATAAATTGCGAGAAGAGTTTGATGCTTTGAAGGCGGCTTTCTACAAAGACAACTTCACCGCGGAGCAGATATTCACGAAAAAGATAACTTTCAAAGGGGATGTTGATTTCAGGAATAACAAGATAGGTTTTTTCAGTAAAGGGACGGTCGTACAACCTGATTTCATACCCTCACCGAGCGGAGGTACAGTACAGGACACACAAGCGAGATCGGCGATAGATAGTATAAGAAATGTGCTTATAGATACCGGAATAATCAAATCATCTTAATCAATATGGCAACAAACAATCCTGTAATAGACGCATACAACAATCGACCTGATGTGCAGGCGATGATAAAAACCAAGAAAGGCGATGTTTTTACTGCGGGAACGGAAGCCAATACCGCTCTCAATGATTGGTGGAACACTGCCGGACAAAAAGAAACCGCTAGTTCTGCTTATAACCCCACCCCTATCGACACTAAAACTATAAATTCCAATAGTCTTGTTTCTGAGCCTGCGCTTAAGACGCTAACTCCCGATGACGGTATGGATTATTACAATAAAGTTTTTAACGACCAGATAGCAGGCTATGGAGATACGCAGGCTCAGGTGGAGCAGAATGCTACAGACACCAAGCAAACGGTGGGGGATATAAATAGTTTATCGGATATGCTTCTTGGTAAGACTGCTGACACACAAGCAGCGAACGAAACGGCAGGGGTAAATTCAGAGAGAGCCAATAATACTAACCTTACCAATCAACTCAATGACACGACGGCACAAATTAACGCTCTAGCAAGACAAGCGCAAGCTATACCTATCCAAATCCAACAGCAAGGAGAGAAGAGAATAATGACTGATGCAGGAGCCGCTCCTCTTACTGCCTCCGCACTTCGGGAAAACGCTCTCAAGGCTCTTGCCCTCGGACAGCAATCGGACATTCTTAACGCTTCCCTTACTAACTCGACCAACAAACTTGCCGACGCTAAAGATAAGGCGCAACAGATTGTCGACTTAAAATATAAGCCCATTGAAGATGAAATCACCAATTTAAAGAATCAGTTGGAACTTAACAAGGAATACATTACCGACCCGGCAGAAAAGAAGTTGGCCGATCAGCAGAGCGCTATTTTAGATGAACGGACAAGATTACTGACTGAGAAGAAAGACAAAGAGAAAGAAGAAGCGCAGCAAAAGATTGAAACTACCAAGAGTATAAACCAGATAGCTTTGGAGGCGGCGAGGAACGGAGCTTCAAAAGACATTATCCGCGCCATAAACGAATCTACGGACGTTGCCGGGGCGGTTGCCGCAGCAGGGAACAGCTTAGTCTCTCCTAATACCCAGATAGTAACTCTTCAAGACGGAAACACAGTCATAGTCGATACCAGGACCGGTAATGTCATTAAAAATTATGGAGGAGCCAAGCCAAATACTAAAGTGATTGAAAACGCTGACGGAACTTTTACCACAATCAACACAGATACAGGCAATATCGTAAACATAACCGGAGGGCAGGGGACTGTCATAATCCCGCAAAACACCCTTGCTGGAAAGAACAATAATCCCGGCAATCTTCGCTTTGTAGGACAGCAGGGGGCTACGCAGGGAGTGGGAGGATTTGCAAGATTTGAAACGCCGGAAGCGGGCTACCAGGCTCTTATCGGACAGATACAGCTTGACGCTTCAAGAGGGCTTACCGTTTCCCAGTTTGTGAACAAATACGCACCGCCTAGCGAGAATAACACCGGATTATACATAACCCAGTTTAACAATGCTCTTGGCAGCAACAGTAGCACCTTGCTTTCCAGTCTTGACGTTAACAGAGTGGCTGAATTTATGGCTAAGAAGGAAAGCGGAACTGTTGTGAAGGCTTCTAATACATCTAATGTATCATCTAGCGAAGAGGGGTCTATTTCTTCTTACCAGGTAGAAAGAGCCAGAAGAACAGTGCAGAGCGTTGATAATCTTTTAGGTAAGGTAAGCGTATTTACTACTGGATACGGAAGTTTGTTGTCAGGAATCCCAACAACAGATGCAAGAAATTTCAAGGCAGAATTGGAAACTTTAAAATCAAATATTGCATTTAGTGAATTAACTGCTATGCGAGAAGCTTCAAAAACCGGAGGAGCTTTAGGGCAAGTATCTGACAGAGAGGGAAAATTATTAGAGTCTGCTTTAGGAGCGCTCGATACTGGACAAAGTCCGGAGAATTTCAAAAAGAACCTACAACAAATAAAGGATAGTATAAATAATTGGATTTCTGCTTCTCAGAGTTCCAGTTACAACGGCATTTATCTTCCCGGAAGCGTAAGCACCGGAGGGAATATTTTTAACGGAATATCTTTACCAAACTAATATGGCACTTACACAACGATTAAACGAACAGCAATTAAGGCAGAATATAGACACTCTGCTTAATTCTGGAATGGATCGCAGCAAGGTCCAAGAGTATGTTAACAACTACCGCAAGGACAGCGACGGGACGTATGTTTTAAATGAATATGCCCAGCAACCGCAGACTCCGCAAGAATCAAAGCCGGAAGAAACGGAAAAGAAACAGGGATTGCTTTCCAAGATAGGAAGCGCTGTAATTTCTTCTGAAAAGAAGTTTGGCGATACTTTAGGCCAGGCAGCAGCCTCTATGGATAAAGGAATCCAATCTGACATAGAGAAGGCAAACAAAACCTATATGGAAACCGGACAAAGACTTGCTAAGCTGGCCAGAGAATCCACAGACCAGGCTCAAAGAGATAAATATCTTAAAATGGCAAATGAGAATTTTGAAAAAGCTGGCTCTACTTACAAGGAAGTCCTGCCTGCCATAGAAAAAACTAACAAGCAGATTGCAGGAGAAGCAGCAGGCGTGGCTTTGGACGTGGTAACGGCGGGGGCGGCTGGAAAGGTGGCTACTAACGCCGCTAAAACCGCTAAGGTCGTAAAACCGATTGAAGCCGTTGCGAAGGTGGAGAAAGCCTCTAAAGCTTCTGCCCTTGCAGGAAGCGTGGCAAAAAACGCAAAGAATTTAGCTCCTCTTGGGGCAGCTTATGGAACTACAGAAGCTATGCAGGAAGGTGCGGAAAACAAGGATATAGCGAAATCCGCAGTGGCAGGAGCGGCAATCACAACTGCTGGCGGAGTTGTGTTAAGTGGAGTAGCAAAAAAGATAGGAAAACTTACAAAAACAGGAAAGGCACAAACGGCAGCGAATAAAGCCCTTGATAATATTCTGGCTAAACCGCAAGAACTCACTCCGACAGAATATGAGGAAATGTTGAAAGCCGGAAGGGTAACCGCAAAATCAAAAACCGGAGCGGCTAAAATCATACCTACAAAACAGGAAAGAGAATACGCAGTTAAATATTCAAAGCTGCTTAAGAATTCCGATCCGGTCAAGAACGCTAATTCAGTCATCAATGAGATTTCAAACAGAGATAAAGAGGTCGGAGAATTCCTGAAAGAGAACAACGCTATTTTTAACAAGGCTCAATTAAAGGCTTATCTAAGCCAAAATATGAAGGATGTTTCAGATATTAGTATACCTCAATCCAGAATAGAGAAGGTGAAAGAAACCCTGATAGATAACTTTGTTAACAATAATCCAAATCTTGCAAAGAATAACGTAGAGAATTTGTGGATAGCGAGAAAGAAGTTTGACAAGGAAATCGAGAAAGCTTTTTCCGGATCACCTACGCTGCAAAAAGAAATAAAAAAATCACTCCGAAACGGAGTGCAGAATTTCATCGCTAAGAAAACTCCTGACGGAGTATATAAACAGCAAATGAAAGATATGTCTGAGATGTTCGATATTTTGGATATGGTTGACAACAAGGCAGTCAGAGAAAAAGGGCAGTCGGCGATGGATTTATGGAAGAAAAATAATAAAGGAAAGGTTAATGCATTGAAATGGGCCTTAATCGGTATAGGAGCAGAAAGGACCGTGAATATATTAGGAGGATAATCATTCCTCCTTACATTCCTTTTCCCACTCGTAGAGTAATCCTATTATTAAGACTAAAATAAAAATCCACATATATTTAATAAATTAACATTGAAAATCTATGCCAAGCAAAAGCAAATATGCACGATCAATTGCCGGAACAATAGTACCATATTTACGATAATCGTTTATCTCATAAATTATTGTATTCAGCTTATTGTTCTGATCAATTAGGAAGTTCTTTCTTGAAAGCATCGCTCTGTATTCTTTGTCTAGCCTGTCCTTCTCAGTCAATAACAAAACATTTTTATAAGTTTCACGATTTTCAGCCATATCTTTATCAATAGATAAAATCTCGGCGTTGCCAGCAGAAACTATAAAATTGATATTATTCAATATAGAATCGATCCTTCTCTGCTCATATAAAGCTTGATCAGCAGCCTCTTGCTTCTCCGCCGCAATCCTTGCCGCTTCCGCTTCCGCCTTTGCTTCTGCTTCCGCTTCTTTCTGATCTAAAGCTACGACTTCTTCTCTGGACATCACATATTTATCCCCTCTGTCCTCGTAATTACCGAAGTCTACAGAATTGATTATATACACCGAATCTACATCTCGCCCCCAAGTAGAAGTAAGTCTCTGTTTTGTACCGTTATCTCCAGTAGGTGTTAACTCATAAACCTCAGCAGATCCGTCCACTTTTACCAAGCTTGAAGTAGTATAAAGGCTCATCTCACTATCCGAAATAGTCAAAAGATTTTCCCACTTCAAATGTCCGTATGATTTGAAAACCAACGGATTGAGAACTAACCTTTTATACTGTTTCCCCGCATTGTACTTAACGATATATACATCAGGGTTTCCCGCAGTTTTAACAATAGCACCTTCCGGAATAGTCGAGGCCGAGACTGGAAAAGCAAACAAAATGGCTAAAACAAGCAAAATTTTCTTCATATTAAAGATTTATATAATAAAATGGCAAAATCTAAGATTAAAAAAATCCAAAGGGCGGTACTAGACCACTTCTCCGGCTCTCTACTCTTCTGATTTTTAAAGACTAACGTCATGTCTCCTTATATAACAAATAAATAATAAAGTCAAATAACTTTTCCACAGTATGCAAGACCAAAAATTAGAAAAATTGAAAAAGGTTTTAGAGCTTCTCAAGGAGGACACTATCACCCCGAAAGACTTGGAGAGAATCGTCTCTGTTTTAGTCGAAACTGTCCGCAAGTCTCACGCTGAAAATCAGGAGATGTCTCAGGATATCAAAGGAGCTTTAAAACAGGTTGTCGAGTATGTAGACAGCAAGACTGTAGAGGCATATAGAGACCTTACAAGCGAAACTGACAAACGGGTCTCATTGACCGAGAAGCAAGCTAAAGAGGCGCTGAAGACCGCACAAGAGGCTATACGAGAGATTAAAGAGCTGTACGTTCCTGATGATATTGATGAGGAGAAAATCATTGCCGAAACGCTAAAGAGAGTGCCGAAAGTCGAAATCGAGGAAGAAACAGGTGACAGTATTGTTTCCAAGATTAACGAATTGCCGGAGAACGGAGAAAAGATTGACGCTTCGCATATTAAAAATCTTCCAACTTCTCAACGGGGAGGCTTCGGGGGAATGGTAGTGCGCGAGATCGTGGCGGGAACAGGGATAACGATTGATAACTCCAAACCGGGCTACCCAAAGATTAGTTCAACGGGCGGAGAAGGCTCTGGAGATATGGTCAAATCGGTTTACGATCCGAACGGAAAAAATGTGGACGCTTTCGACTACAATAATCTCGAAAATACTCCCACAATTCCAGCCGCGCAAATTCAATCCGATTGGAACCAGACCAACAACACCGCGCTCGACTACATCAAAAACAAACCGACCATTCCCAGCGCTTATATCCTGCCTACAGCCTCCGGCTCCGTTAAAGGAGGTGTAAAGATAGGGGCAAGACTCACAATGGACGAGAATGGTGTGCTTTCCGCAGATATACAAGGAGGAACTGGCGCGGTAGATAGCGTAAATGGCAAGACGGGAACGGTAGTTTTGGGTTATTCAGATGTTGGCGCAGCTCCTGCTCTTAGTGCTGATGACAATTACGTTACGGACGCAGAAAAAACATCTATAGGAACTATAGGAAACAAGGTTGATAAAGTTACCGGTAAAGGACTTTCAACTAACGACTATACCACAGAAGAGCAAACGAAATTATCCGGAATAGAAGCGGGGGCAGAAGTAAACAACATTTCGGACATAAATGCTACCGATCTCACAGACGGAGGTGCTACAACTTTGCACAAACATTCGTATGGAGATTTAGACAACAAGCCTACTCTCGGAACAGCAGCCGCACAAGATGTCGGAGCTTTTGCGACTTCGGGACATAACCATTCTGGTGTGTATGAACCAGCCAAAGGTACTGACGACAACTACGTTACCGACACCGAGAAATCAAATCTCCACGCTCCTCACTCAGACGACCAAGACCTATCAGGGAAAGTGGATGTGGTCGCAGGCAAAGGTCTTTCTACTAACGATTATGATGACGCAGCCGAAAGTAAACTCGCAGGCATTGAGGTAGGTGCCAATAATTACACTCATCCTGCTACTCATTCGGCAGACGTAATAGTAGACGGCACAACCAACAAGGCCTATACCGCAACAGAGAAAACTAAACTGGCAGGAATAGAAGCGGGGGCAGAAGTAAACAACATTTCGGACATAAATGCTACTGACCTTACAGACGGTGGGGCTACCACGCTCCACAAACATTCTTACAATAATTTAGACGATAAGCCGACTATACCGACCGTACCCTCAATGGCGTCCGTTTCAGATATAAACACAGGAACAGACACCACAAAAACTATTAACGCTGACGCTCTGGCTGGGTCTAATCTGGGAATACGTTATGTGCAAATGATACTTTTTGACTTCGCAACTGATATTGCGACAGGAGACGGCAAGGGATATTTTGTCGTGCCAGCAGGACTTAATGGAATGAATTTAATATCAGTCCACGCCAAAGTGGTGACCGCAGGAACAACTAACACTACCGACATACAGATAAACAACGTGACCGACAATGTGGATATACTCTCAACTAAAATTACGATAGACAGTGGAGAAACAGGCTCGGATACCGCAGCCACCGCAGCAGTTATTGACGCTACCAAAGATGACGTGGCAACCAACGATGTTTTGCGGATTGACGTGGACGCCGCTTCCACTACCAAACCTAAAGGGCTGATAGTGACTCTCGGTTTTCAATTAGCTTAAATAAAAAAATGATAACAGTTTTCTCCAAAGAATGGTTTGAAAAATATAACAAGACACTTTGCTATTTTGCTAATTCTTTTCTGGGTCAAATGATTTTTGGCTTCAAGAAAATGGGGCATTATACCGAGAATAAGATTGTAGCCGTCAGACCGAATAGTGTCGTGGAATTAGTGGGATATAAAGGTTCGGAAGTGG